CTGCGGAGTTGAATTGTATCGCTTACTGTATTCCACCGTCTTTACGGGATCTTTACGCGCCATTTTTATCTCCCCTTCAAAGAGATTGGGGAGTGTTGAAGGCACTCCCCGTTTCGTAGGTACAAACTTTTTTTTTTACACCGTTTGAGAACCAAAGCCCACTCCGCCCGGCTCACCGGTTATCTCTTCCGGCGCCGAACTCTGCTCCACAGCCTGGCGCAGTACTTCGTTGCCCGCTTTTCCTAGCTGCTTCTGATCTTCCATTGTAGTATCGTGCTGGAACTGCGCCTGCTGACTCTGCTGCTGGTTCTGCGCCATCATCTTCATTTTGTTAGCTTGTAATGCCGCAGGAGAATTGGCAGCCTTCATAGCCTTACGCTCGGCACTCATCGCCCGGATGAAGTTCTGACTGAACTTCCAACCTGCTGAATCTGCGAAGTTCTTGAAGATCGCTACAGCGTCCCACTCTTGACCGGCGTCATTTAAATCACCGGTGAAGGTTGGGTTATTGAACATCTGTAGCATCACAGGAAGAAACTGGGCCATTTCTTTCTTCGGGCCCAAGTGAGCTCCCGCGAGAACCTCGTACTTCAACGTAGCGTTACGAAAATCAATATGGTCTACTTTGAAATCTTTACCGAGCTCGTCGCCGAGTATCTGCTTTAGAACCGATGTTGGAAGATGCTCATTGTCCAACTCATCCATGATGTACAACCATGGCTCAAACACCTGTCTGATGAATCGACCATCCGGACCATCGAGTCTGGACTCGTTGGCCTGCACGACCGCGGCAGCACCGGTACCGGAACGCATCCCAGTAGCCTTGTTACCTTGTGAACCTGCACCCTGGATCACCTGCTCATTAGCGCCCGACGTCGCAGCTGCAGCCGATTGGGACTGCTGAATGAACTGCCACACCGCCGGCGGGACCTGAGGCATCTCCATAAACTTGAACGATTTGTCGACATCGTCTTCAACGTCAATAATGCCGCCGAGCTTCCACGTTGTAGTCTGCATCAAGCTGTTGAATCCACGCTTACGGACTCCAGTAGGCTGAACGCCGTATGCCACCATGTCCAGCGACATATTTGTGAGCCCTTGCTCGATCAGTTGCTCGCCACCGATCAGCAGACCGAGGCCTTGGCCATAGAAGCTATCACCGATATTTCTCCAGTTTGCACTGAGGAATGGAACCTTACCGTATGGGTTCGCTTCGTTACGAATCAAGATATTGTGGCCGTTGCACGCTAGCACAACGATGACCTTCTCAGGATCCCACCGTTCGAGAATCTCTAAACCATTCTGAAGAGGATCGGCCGAAGATTTGTAATTTCTGGGAACCGCATGCTGCAGATATCCGCGCATACCCTCAGGAATCGTCATCGCCGGATTATCTGGGCCGGCCGCCATAGGACCTGTAATGAAGAACGACTTCAGAGTTTCGGTATCCGGGATATCATAGCCCTCAACACCGCGCAACCCATCGAGATCTGTGTAGGTGGCGTAGTCGCGGTAGGTCACATGACTGGCTTTTGTGATATCACCAACGCGGCACGAAGAGGCAACCAGAACCGTTCGAATATCGCAGAACTTAATCCACGGCCTGGAAATTGCCTGCTCCTCGTATGACATCACGTACGCATCAGATTCCGGGGTATCGATAAACTGTGGGCCTGCCGGAGTCGTCACTTGAACACGAGGCGTGGAACGCCTGTACTTCTTTAGAATCTTCTTACGATCGACGTAACCCCACTTCATAATCAAAGTACCGAGCAGGGCCATCTGATCTAACGAGCGCTCCGACTCCTCTTCAAACTTCATATCCCGAAGCTGAGCTGAAAACACCGCCGTCTTAGCACGAACAATATCGGTCGTGGTATCAGGACCAGGACGTAGAAGGAACGGCGGATCCTCATAGAAGATGCCGCCCATGAGCTTCGGAACGATAGAGCTGATGTGATTTGAAACCGTAAACTTCGGAACGTTGGCCTGAGAAACGTTGCCACCATCAAAGCACGATGAGGACAGTGGCGACTGGTACAAGGTGTCAGCCAGCAACCAATTTGCAGGCCACTGATTCACGTTCATGAATGTGTCGTCAGCCTGCGCGTCGTCAATGACCAGCTTTAGAGCCGCGTCGTCGTCGAAAGCAAAAGTATTAGTGTCGGAATCCAGATGTACATTATCGACGGTTATCTCGTTCGCCGGTAATGTTTCCAATTCCTCCGGAGTTTTCGGCATCTAATTTCCTCTTCCAAGCTAATTTAATCGCCACCGACATCCGATGACGAACCTCTTCTGAGCGCTTCAAACCAATGCCACCCATAGATATCTTTCTACGAACATCGGCTGAATGCGGAATACCCAAACGACTCGTATTACCCATGTGTGATTCCGAAAGTTTACGACGAATCTCTTCAGAAAGATTTCTAACACAGTGCGCTTCCGACATTTTCTTTCTAGTATCTTCAGACGGAGTAAGACCGAAGGATCCCTCTCCGCCGCCAGTCAAGTTATAACCTTCCGGAGATTTAGTCTTCAAAGACCTAATTAAGCCTATCTCATAAAAATCCATCTCAGCCTTAGATCCGACAGAAACCAACGTTTCTACCTTAAAAGCTGACGACCCATACTTACGAATTGCTCCGGATAAAGCAGTTCTACTACCACGTTCTGCCGTTCGCACATGACGTTGCCAACGACGAATTAACGACGTGCACGTCTGTCCTACATATCTCTTCCCACTCACGACGTTCGATATGAGATAAACAATCACGTCAATTTAACCTCAAACCGGGAATACGAAATTTACCCCGAGGATCTATAGGCACTTGCGGTATCAATAAAGGCGGCTCACTCTGTGGAATAGGTACCCCACCGAATATGCGATCGTATTGTTGTCTTTGAGCAGCAATTTTTCCCTGCGCCTCCCGCATTGCTTCCAAATCCTCATTAGCTACTTGCTGTGGTATGAAAAAACAAAGAAAAGACATGGCATCAGGAATGTCGTCTTTCCTACCACGATTTTTTCTCTCCCCAGTATATCTAGTTAACTGTTCAAATGTGGTGTCTATCCAACTTCCCATTACGAACCACAATCTATTATCGTTCAAGAGCGTTTCCAGGCTCTTAATGCGATTACGCTTTGCGTCAGGCTGGGTCGAGACAGGCTTCCAGTAAACTTCTAAAGTGGTGGAATACTTAAAGGCTTGACGTTGTAGTTCCAACTGCAGCAGATCTGAACCGGTGGATCTCTCGATCAACGTCTGCTTAGGATTCCACTTCTTGTTGAACATCACAATCTGAAAGGCAAGTTCAGACGGACGCCACTTATCAAAGATGATCTCTAAGATCACCAAGCTTGCAACACCGTCTTTGATTACGACACGTGCTGCAACACCAGCTGAGTAATCAGACTTCCGCTCACTAGATGGGGCCCAATCCCAACAGATGAATATGTCGCCGTCCTTAGGAGCCATAGTTGGCTGGTATAGATGCAACCGTAAAATATCTTCGTTGAAGGCTACCCTGTAACCAGAATCTTCTCCTGGATCGGAGGGCTCATTCAACTGTTGATTCCGGAAGCTGCGCTCGTTGGTAAGGAGCTTCTCGCGGAGAGAAGAAAACGTTGCCTTCTCCGGAAAGGTAAGCGTGACCATATCCTTGGTCAGCTTCTTAATTGGAACCTCTTCAAAACCAGGCTTAGGATACCAGGCTTTACGACATAGGTATTTCAGAGGGACAAAGTCTTCCTGATCGTGTCTCTCCAGTCTCTTCCCATACCAGTCGTCAAGCCAGTATCGGGTCCCGATGTTATCCCGAAATCCCCACTCGTCGACTAGGTTGTTCGTACCGTCGAACTTCTCTTTCAAGGTCGCGCGAGTAGTTTCGTTGTTACAGTTCGTATCGGTGATAACGTCATCACCCTTGCGAAGATCACAGTGCCATCCTGACAGGTTCGCATCGATCGAGTTAACCCACAGAGATGCTTCCTTAAGAGAAAGCCTTCTCGCCGGGCACTTAATCGGCTCCTTAGATGTGCCATCTCGGCCTGTGAGAATGTACTCCGGAAAGAGCAGATGCAGAGTTTTCGGTTCGCCGCCCAGCGGCAAATAGAAATACTCTTTGATCTCCCGCATGAACGCAACAGCTAGTTTGTATTCACCGGTCAGAATCAAAATTCGAATATCTGGACAATTCAGCAGCCACTGAACGCAGTCGATGCCGTCGATCGTGCTCTTGAAGAATCCGCGAGGATCCAAAAGCAGCATCTCGCGAGTAGGACGGCCGAGTTCGTCGAAACGTTCCTGACGACCGATCACCCTGTGGACGTCGCCGATTGTGTAGCCTTTCAGCCACGCACCATCGAATTGCTTTTGGACGAACTGATCGCAGACAACCTGATGCGTCGTCGCAACCAGATCCTTAAGCAGAACGTCCTTTCCTAGCCAGAACAGGTCCTTACGAGCCTTGTCGCGTAACTCGAGCCACAGCTCAAAGGTGTGATCTAGATCAAAAATCTTCATACCCTGCGGTCGAACGCGAGTCTTCTTGACCTTCTTACGATTGTCAGTATTCTCGGGCGACGGACGGCTCTTAACTCCGCCGTAGATGTTCAGAAGATCGGCGTACGACAAAACCTCAGACTTGTAACGAACACCGGCGGTATCCTGATCGATGTAGACTGCGGCAGCCGCCTGGGCCTTCTCCCTCTCAGCTTTCTTCTGCGCGTAGTCCTCATTATTGCGAAGACGCTTCGCTTCTCCCTGGAGAGGCATTGGTACTCCTTAGGGTCAGTGCACTGCCCCTGGGAATAAAAGGAGCACGAGGCGCAGACTGTTTCTGAGGCTCCTGATCGGGTTGCTGTGATTGCTGGCTATTCAAAAAATTAATGACAGCGTGAATGCCCGCTATGGCTCCGCGCCGAAATGCCCATTTGTATTCCACCCTGGCGCCGACAGCTCCACCTAGAATCACGAACAGAAGAGTAAATCCAAGAACCTTTTCAAGTCGTGTCCTAACCGGCCGCAGTTTATGATACTCGGGGTATCCCATCGCCTTTCTCCTTATCACGCCATGAGAATAGATCTTTGACCGCCTTCACGAATCGCGAGATACAGCTAGGCTCTGGACCGCAAAGATACGACTTCCAAAGATTGAAACCTTTGACGTTGTGCTTCTCTAACGCGGAATAGCCCAGGCGCCAAGCCGGTTCATTCCCAATAAGACTGAGACCTACATCGGCCACGTCCAAAGCATTATCCGAATCGGCCTTCCAACTATCCGGGGCCCAGGTGATCGCTGAGGAAACAACAGACGGAACCCCAACGAGGATCCCATCGGCCGTCACCATGCAGAAAGACTCTGTGTAAGAAGGTTGTATCAGAAGATCCATCTCCCCTACCAATTCGACGAAGTGCTCCCACTCCAACCAACCGTGCTTGACCAGCTTGATCCCGGGAACCTCCGAGAGCATATGCTCGATCGACATAGTGACCACGCCGCCGTCACCCTCACCGCCAGCACTGATGTGAAACTCGAGAGGAGCCTTGAGAACATTGTGGATTACGATCGCCGCACCGGCTGCTGTCATGAAATTCTTTTGAGGCCGGATCGCCCCAAAGGAACCTACTTTAATCACTCCGACACCGTGATATGTCGCCTTACGACTGAGCGGATACAGAGTGTAAAGATTTGGCAGCAACAGCACTTCATGTTTGTAAGCCGCGATAGCCCAGTCGACAAAACGCTCGTCGTTGCCGGCAACGTGAATGTTCTTGAATTCTTTCGACAGAGCGATCGCGGCTCGGAACGCTTGCGTGCCCCACGGGTCGGCCTGCAAAAATCCGACATTCGAGTGACACTGAATGATGAATTGGATATCCGGATAATGCGTGATCAGCTCACGCATCTCGAAGCTGTTAAGCCACGGAGCGTTGATGACGACATGCGTCAGAGGATGCGGCCGCTCACGGTTATACTCGTCGATGTACTCCACCAGATCAATATTGTGCCTGACCGGGAACACCACGGTAGAGATACCGTTATGGCTCAGGTATCGAGCGTTCGTGATCGCTACAACGTTCAATCCGATGTGGCTGATGCCGGTCCACGATGCGAAGCTCTTAAATACGATAGCAACTCGGATTTGCACTTCTATCCTCGATTTTATATAGCCTTGATCTCAGCCGCCTTAGCGTCAGCTTTAGCTATATCCGACTGCCTCTTCAATTCGTTCAACTCAGCATCAAACTCTACCTGTCGAAAATCGTGAGCATCTGCGGCATCGGTCGCTTCCTTTGCAGCTTCTAAATCGAGAACGCTGTTGGTCAAGGCCGCGATCCTCTTCAGAGCGAGTGCTGCTGTACGCAAGGCCAATCCGTAGCTGCCATTCACAAACTTATGTATCTCGTCCAGCTTTTTATTTTGAACTTTGGTCTCGAAGGCTAACGTTTCTTTAACGTCAGAAATCTTCTCTATCTGATGGGAAGACTGATCCAGAAGAGTGGACTTCACCTCTTCCAGCCTTCGATCATGAGCCCTGGTTTCAAAGTCCAGGGTATCCCGAACAACCGCGATACTCAACCTTTGATCCGCGTAATCGCTCTTCAGATCGGCCTCCACACGAGCAGCCTTCTTGGCCGCACGACGCGCAAAATAAACCTGCAACGAGGTTTGAACGATCAGAATCGTCGACAGAAGTGCCTTTCCCCAAACATCGACGGCAGTTAAAAAAGCAGGATCTACGGTCACTTGGGCACCTTATCGTAGATGACGAGCGCCCAGGAGGGGATCGCCGATCACCGGGAGATTGGGATCAATAATAGTTGCCGGAGGCATTCCTTGACTGGCTACTGGATTCTTAGAGAAAGCCTGGCCCATGGCACCGAGTTTATTTGCGGTGTACGGACCAGCAATGAAGGCTGTGATGCCGTCTAACGGGGGTATTGA